ATTATACTATCACGGTAGGAGATTGGATCTATGATGGTGATGCCCTTGATATTAATTCGGCACTCACAATGATTCAACACAATTTACAACACAATTGCCCTAAAAACAAATGAGTATCCCCCATTTCAAATCCCAACACGATTGGGAAGCATTTACCCAAATCTTTGATAGTCAGTGGCAATGTAAGAAAGCATTGCTGGATCGTGTCAAGGATGATATGCTCCCTGGATACAACTGGGATCAACTTCAACCACACACAATGGAAGTCATCAATGATATAGTGTCCAATCTTGTGTATGAGGTAGAGCGTCAGTTCAAAGAGACGCACCAGGACTATAAGACCAATGATGATGACCTGTTCATTCCTTATCGTAGTTTTAAAGAAAATGTAGCGGAAGCACTTGAAAGTGCCCTTGATACTTATCATATTAAGAAAGAATGTCCTCCTTGTGATACTCTTTCTTGTGCCGACCATTTGACTGATGAATAAAATTTTGATATAATGTGGGGGTTAATCGCCCTCTTTTTTATGCTTGGGAATCTTGAACCAGAAGAACGTATTATGTCTCAACCAACTGTAATGGAACAAGTTGTTGCTTTGATAGAAAAATATGGATGGGAAGAGGGTGATGAGATTTCTGTTGAAATGGCAGGAACTCAAGTCTCTGGTATTGATGTGGGTGAGGAGTATAATAAGAAGTGGCAATCTCCTATTGGCACTCGTAAGATCAATAAAGATGCATTCATTGTAATTAAGAATCAAAGTCGTAGAGACTTGACTAAATCTCAACCTTTTCCTGAAGGTGAATTCAAACCATGTCATCCATATGAAAATAAATGAAAGGGTACTATACTGTATTTGAACCAGGCGGTAAAAAGATTGCTGATTGTGGTTCTCTCCGTGATGCCACAACTCTTGTTGGTATGAGAGGAGAAGGGCACTATTATCAGTTTACTCCTTATCCTGGAGAGATTGTTGATGTAGGGAAACAACTTTCCTCTGTTAATGTTGAATATATTAATATTGGTGGACAATCGATTCCTATACAACAACTACTTCCTAAATAAATTTTAAAAGATTTCATTATGTTATTTACAGTATATTCAAAAGATGGTTGTCCTTTTTGCACAAAGATTCAACAAGTATTAAAATTAGCAAAGTTGGAACATATTGTGTATAAACTTGGAGATGACTTTGACAGAGAACAATTTTATGATAAATTTGGTCAGGGATCTACATTTCCTCAAGTTGTATTAAATGTTGAAGGTCCTGATGATAAAACTAATCTTGGAGGATGTACTGAAACTGTTAAGTATCTGAGGGAACAAAAACTAGTCTGATGGAAAACAACTTTCAAGAACTTAATATTGACGTAGAGAAAGCAATTGACTATGCATTTGAGGGTAAGTTTGTGCTCAAGTTTTATGATTATCTAAAAATTCGTAAGACAAAGAGAGATGAAATTAACCAGTTCATTGAGAGTTCAACTGCTGTAGAAATCACTAATCTTATAACTGACCTTGAAGATTATCTTGAAGGAGGTAGTGATGATATTCATAAACAACTCCGTGAAGGTTATGGGCATATTCCAAAACCACAAGCAAGAAAAATAAAAAATTATTTGTGTGGCATCTTGGAAGATGCGGGAAGGTATAGTTATGAAAAACGACCAGGAAGAAAAAGGAAGCAAACTAAATAGTTCAAGAACCGAAATTAATCGGGGCATTGAGTTGCTACTTCGTAAAAGGAGGACGAAACCAGAACAACCAAAAACTTTGCAGATAAAGTTTGGTAAAATGGTCTCGTTTCTTAAAAGAGAGATTGTTTTACACTTGAACTTTTATCTAGACATCAAGAAAAAATAATCTCTGGAGAAAAAAGATGTTAGCACTAACACTCACCATCAGCACTCTTATTTCAATAATGTTCTTTTTTGTGGGGGGTGTAGTAGGATGGTTAGCAAAAGAACATTTCTACAACACAAACATATCTTATATGCACCCAGAGATGTTTGATGAAAACGGAAATGTTTTTCCAGATGAAATTTTAGCAGTAAGATTTGAAAACGATTATGACTACGACGACGAAGAAGACAACGACTAAAAAAACAGCACCGAGAAAGAAGGTAGAACAATCTCTACCAAAACTTCCTAATAATCCATTTGTTTACGAAATTTTTGAACTTGCATCAAAGCAACGTAGTAAAGCAAAGAAAGTGGAAGTTCTTAAAGAATATGAACACGATGCAGTCAAATCAATTTTTATTTGGAATTTTGATGAGACTGTAGTTTCTCTTCTTCCTGAAGGAGATGTTCCTTATGCTGAAGCAAACGAACAAACTGTGTATTCTGGATCTTTGTCTGATAATCTAAGAAAAGAAACATCTGGCGGAGAGTCTGCTACAGGACAAGACCTTGATGGTAGAGGAAAGACTTCACTTCGCAGAGAGTATCAGAATTTGTATCATTTTGTTCAAGGTGGTAATAATAGTCTCAACTCTATTCGTAGAGAAATGATGTTTATTAATTTGCTTCGTGGACTACATCCAAAAGAAGCAGAAATTGTTTGTCTTGTAAAAGATGGAAGACTTGAAGATAAGTATAAAATTTCTTTTGATGTAGTGAAGGAAGCATATTCTGATATTCAGTGGGGTGGACGTTCTTAATGAAATTGATTCAAAGTGATTGTGATGCTTCTTTGTCTCTAGATAAATCTTTACCAACTAATTCATTTTTAGTGGAATTTATTGACGGAGAAACGACAAAGTTTGATATTGTAATGTCTTCAAAAAAAGTTGATATTTTTGATCATTATTGGGATAAGTATAAAAAAAACTTAATCAATATTACACAAACAGAGGGGAGAATTAATCCCAAACTCTGGGGATATAAAGCTCCTGATGCAAAGAAAAAGAAATGAAAGATGATGATTTGAGAGAGCAAATAGATGCTCTTATTCGTAGCGAAATTCAAGAAGTTATCAATGATTATGTTGATGAAACTGAAAATGAAGTTTTTCGTATGGAAAATACTGGTCTCGGATTTGTAGAAAAGGAGGAAGATAAAGAATTTAAAATTAATATCTCCAATAGAGAGGTTGATAGACTTATAAAAAAATATAAGAAAATCAAAAAGAGTGAGCGTTCTAACTTAAGTCATATTAAGAGACTTGGTAATGGGTAAGCACTACTTACTTAACCTTTACGGTTGCTCTTACGATCTTCTAAACAATGAAGAGTATCTCATAAATCTATTAGAGAACGCTGCTATTGCAACTGGTGCTACAGTGGTGCAAATAATATCAAAAAAGTTTTCACCACAAGGTGTGACCGTACTGATTCTTCTTGCAGAAAGTCACATTAGCATTCACACTTGGCCTGAAAAAGGTGAAGCAGCAGCAGACATTTTTACTTGTGGGGATTGTCATCCTAAGATTGGATGTGACATTATTGTTGAACAGTTGAGTTGCGATAACCACACACTCAGCTATATTGAGCGTTGACAAAATGCTTAAATAGTATTACCATTTGAGCATATACTGTTATTATTATGTACAAACCATATTCACCTGAGTGGCATAGATATAGATACTTGAAAGAAGCCATTGACAAATACTTGGATGACTATGTTGATAATGATGTCATTCGCAATGATATTTTGAGTATCCTTGAGAATAGATCTGAATCTGCTTATGCAGAGTTTAGCAGAGTTAATGAACTAGAAGCAAAACTGCGGGACTAAAATGCTTTCAACTCAATACAGACTGAGACTAGAATTTATTTGCAAAAAGATTGCAAATAAAGAAGAGGTCAAACTAGAAGATATGATCTGGGTAGAAAAACTTGCCAAGCGCCATACCACTGCTAGGGATTGGTTGAATAAAGCACGTCGTCAGGCTTCTCAGGATATTCAGGAGGGATCTATGGATGATTTTATGAATAGAATGGGGTTGGGTGATCCAGACCCCTCAAACTACCGCACAGGGTTCTATAGTGCGGATGATATTAAAGACTGGTTTCAGCAAGATAAACCTGATGATTGGCGTCAGAGAGATTAAAATGACTGAAAAACTTACATCCGAAACTTATGAAAAGATGAACAAAGAGTTCATCAGAGAGGACAAAAATTTTAGGTGGATTGTCCTCACACAAGAACAAATTGATGAATGAGAAAATAATGACAAATAAAATTACAAATATAAATATTGCAGATAATTTGGCACAAAAAATTGCCGAGTTATTTGATGGGAAAGTAATTAATCAATCAACCCTCAATAGTAAAGGGGAACGCACTCAAAGAATTATCATCGAATATAAAGAACAATAATGCAAGCAGTAATTTATACTAACGGAAATCAAGAGTGTGAACGCATCTCTTTTCTTTTAAAAAAACTTGATATAAAAATTTTAGAGTATAAATTAAACAATCACTTTACTCAACGTTCATTTGAATCTGAATTTGGATTGGATGCAACATATCCACAAATTGCAATTGATTATAAACATATTGGCAATATGAAGGAAACTTTGCAATTTATGAGTGACAAAGGACTGTTTGTGTGATTTTGCTAACATCTTGCATAAATAGTAGTACTGGTCTATAATAGACCTGTCGTTCATCCAACGGCAGTCGCTAGGCACATAACCTAGAAAGACACCTCTGGACGCAAGTAAGTCGCGGAACGGTTCCGTTCATCACCTTCGGGTGACGCACACGACTGAAGGAACGGTGTTTTAACAAACCCATTCTTTTAGGAGTACTACAATGAACACTCTCAATATCATTAAAAAGCAAATCGACAAAGCAGCAGCACTTCATAATGCACAAATTCTTCACACTGCATATCGTGGTGTAAAGTATGAAATTTGTGCAGCAAATGAGGAAACTCATGGTACTTTCTGCTATCGTGGTCGCACTTACGTTAAGTGATATGGAAGCACTACAAACTGTAGGGACTATATCTTTTTTCTCTATAGTTTTTATGTTTTTAATCTATAAAGAAATTATTTTCTTTAACAAATAATATATTGGAGGGTTGACTACCCTCCTTTTTTTGTGTATGATACCTTTGTGATAGTTTGATTGAATGGACAAACAAAAACTAAAGTTGATCGTCAAGAACCTTGAGTTACTTGTCGATAGTCTTAAATCAGAAATATATTCAGATACCCAATCGTATTTGAACTATGATGAGATTGCTACACACATTAATGATTATGATGAGGTATTTTACGATGATGATGGATATCCAGACTAATGTATGAAGAACTAAATTGCTTCGAAGAAGCACTAAAACTCTTTGGTAATAGAGTTGATGTGATTATTGCTATGGAAATGGCACGAAAGTTGACACCAGAAGAAGCATATCAACGTATCAAAGATGAGTTAAAAGATGTAAAAAAGTGTCGTAAGAAATTTAACAAACGAGAGGGATGTGAATGACTGAATTGGTAAAACTTATTTCTGTAACACCTGATGCAGAAAAGCATATGGCATACTGTGCTAGGGTAAGTAATCCTAACAATCAAGACAATGAAAAGTTTGAAGGTCTGTTGAAGTATTGCATTAAGCATCAGCATTGGTCTATCTTTGAGCAAGCATCGATGACACTGGAGATCCGCACTAGCAGAGGCATTGCAGCTCAAGTGCTTCGGCATCGTTCGTTTACCTTTCAGGAATTTTCACAACGATATGCAGATAGTTCTCTGCTAGGAGAAACTATCCCATTGCCTGAGTTGCGTCGTCAGGATACCAAGAATCGTCAGAACTCTATTGATGACTTGGATCCATTCGAAGTTCAAATATTAGAGAAACAAATGCAAACTTTATTTGACTCTTCTATGGCACTGTATAATCAAATGCTAGAGCGTGGAGTTGCAAAAGAGTGTGCAAGGTTTGTTCTTCCACTCGCCACACCTACCAAGATGTATATGACAGGATCAGTTCGCTCATGGATTCATTATATCGATCTGCGTTCTGCTAATGGAACCCAGAAAGAACATATGGATATTGCAAACTCTGCTAAAGAAATCTTCTGCGAACAGTTTCCTGCTGTTGCCACAGCACTTGAATGGATTTCATAAATAGATATGTAACCTACCTATTCGTTGATGGATTTGCAAGAAGGTCAAAGAAAATATGACTACCCTAAAAAAAGAGTTTATAGTAAAACACTTAATCCAGAACAAACATATTTGAGAAAAATATATACAGTTCA